ACCTTATACTGAACAAGGAGGAATATTAGCCCAAGATGAAGAAGAAAGATTAGGTTTTATTTTTGGTGGAGTTGCCAGTCGTTTAGCTCGTTTTGCACCTACTAAGTCACTAAAAAAACTTTTACTCGGTTTAGATAGAGAACCAGAACTGGATGAACTCACGCAACACTTAACTCAAGATGTGAGAAGGGATACACCAGTTCTCCAATCTGAAGATACAGTTAGTATTTATACACCTAAAGAAGCTAAGAAGTTTGCTGACGACTCGGCTTACTTTGATGAAGACGATGTGCTACGTTATTCGTATAGTAATAAAATTTCTGATCTGGAAGAAGAGTTAAGATATTCCACTATGGTTGGAGCACACGTGGGCGATGAAAGTATGCTGGTAGGGAAAACTTTTAGAGAGGGTGTTGAATCTTATGTAGATAAGGAAAAAGGATTTATTCCAGAAATAAGTGATATAATAAGAAGAGATCAACAAGAAATTAGCTCAAGAATAGCAGGTCAGCCGGGTACTGAAGAACTACTAACAAGAGTAGGGAACAGAATAGAAGCAGATTTTATTGAAGGCATAGCTCAACATCTGGACCCACTTCTAGAACGAGCAGAACTTCAGCATTATCAGCATAGTCTTATGCGGGATTACAATTTCAAAAACTACAAAAGTACAGTTAGTAAAGTAGGTTTAAAAATCAGCAAAGAATTATCTGAAAAAGATAAGAAACAAATACTACGGCTAAATAAAAGAATAAACCATATTCGTGGAGACATAAGAGAGATGAATGAGTTGAAAGGGAAGAGTAGATTTCCTTTGAATAAAGAAAGGTTAGATGATATGCTCAGTCGACAAAAATCTGATTTAGACTACGCAGTAAGAGAACGTACTTCCATAATTAGACCTTATCTACGAGCAGAAACAGTTGACCTCACCGGAGATATCACAAGAGCTCCAAAGACTAATGTACACACAGGTAAAGTGAGACTGGTTAATCCTTTAAATCTAGGTCCAATAAAAGAAGGCGAGTTACTAGGTGCAGAGTTTGTTCGTTCTCTCAACCCAAATGTTACAAGACGTAACAATATTATAGAAAACTCATTACTCCCCAACAAGACTGCTTCAAGAATAGTCTCTGATCTTCTTGATGAGTATGATGAGACTGAATTTCTTATTAGGCAAGGAAAAGCTACTGAAGCTAACCAACACCTATTCAATATCCAACAAAGTATTAAAGCAAGAAACGCTTTAAAGGAATTAGGTTACGATGGTATCAGGTATACGACTGCCGGAAGTACTAGACCTAACTATGTCCTCTTCAACAATAACCAATTTAGAACAACAAAGACTGGTAAATACCTAGAAGAAAAAGGCGAGATGACTCGTTATAAGCCAATAACTGAAAAAGAAGCTAGACTAGGAAGAGGCACAGAGTCTTTCGATGAGTGGTACGAAAGAAACCTCGAAGAATTAGAGATAATGGCAAGAGAGGAAGGGTATTATGAGGGCGATTTAACTGATTTGGATATATATGCTGAAGCCAAGTGGGATGAAGGTTGGGGAAGGTTTACTGAATGGACTCAAGGAGCACCACTAGGTTTGTATTCAAAATCGTTTGAAGCTCTGCAGAACTTGCCAAAGAATAGTAAAATCTTTATAAAGAATAAAGAAGGTATTCCAGTATTAACTGTAGAGAGAATGGAAAAACAATTAGGCAAGGCAGGTCTAAAGAAAGCTGAGATTGAGGGTGTTAAAGATTATCTGGCAGCAGATACACTTCCTAAAAAGGCAGAAAAAATTCAAAACGAGATTAAGATTTTAGATGAAATGTATCAATTGAGTGATGAATATAATTATGCACCACGAGAAGAACGTAGATTAGGTGAAGTTTTAGAGAGAGAATATAGGGCTTTAGTACCTGCGTTTAAAGAAATTATACGAACAACTAAAGGTGCAGAGGACTTACCTTCTGTTTATGAAAGTATAGAAACTATTACCTTTGGTGATAGGCTTGGAACAGGAGCAAAGCAATTTGAGAAACTAAGATTACTAAAAGTAAAAGAAAATATACAAGTATTGGACCAAATAAAAACAGCACCTAAACCAGAGTTCACTAAAGAACAAATCGTAGCAGCATCACAAGGAGTCTTTAATAAGCTAAAAGATATTAAAGTACAACACATAAACAGAGCAAATGCACTAAGAGAGCAAGGTGCTGGTGAAGAAGCTATCTTAGGTGGAGTCTCTGCAGATATAGCAGACTATGATGTGGTTAGAATCTATTTAAATGATGCAGAGTTATGGAAGCAATCTAGAGGTGTGTCGGAGATGCCGATGACACATTTTGGTGCAAAGACAATCGGTTGGACCAGAGCAACTAAACGAAAGAAAGGTGATACTGAGAAAGAGGGCTATGTCAAGTTCATAGATGAACTGCAACGTGATGGCACAGATAGATTGATTAAAGAACCTTTTAAATCCAACGATTATCGTATGGCTTTACTGGCTCGGTTGAGACATGAAGCTAACGATCCCTCCATAGATGAAGTAGCTCTTAATCATATGGACCTTGTTAATACAATGGGAGGGATTCATGTGCCTCAAGCATCGTTAACACAGTGGTATCATCCAACCAAAGGACAGTTTGTAGCTGATATGAGAGATGTTGCCAAAGAGTTTGGTGGTAAGGTACAATACAAAACGTATCCTTTCCTCCCTACAAAAGATGCTCCTGCTTTTGTCTATAAGAACACTGGACCTGTTGAAGAATATATGATACCCGGTTTGGATGATGCTATTACAGAGTGGGAAAGGAAGTTAGCTGGCTTGATGGCAAGACAAAATAAATTGCAGGAAACTGCCCCACGTGGAAGTACTCCAAACAAGCTTGAAGAAGCTATCAAAGATTCAGAAGATGGTCGCAGAACTTTACAAAGACTACAAAAGGTACGTAAAGAGCTTAAGATTTCTAGAAATGATTTAGATGCAAGAATAAAACAACAAGCAGGTTTTCTTGAAGGTACTACACGCTCGGAAAGAGCTACTAGAAGAAGAGATCGTGATTTAGCTGATACTATTGTACCTTATGTAGAACGTGATAAAAGAGAATTAGAAATTCTAGTAAACGCTAAAAAAGAATTTGGTGATGATTATCATTTACTTAACCTAACTAGAGAAGAAGTAAGATTTTTATCTGATCTCATAAACTTTGGAGAAACACCTTCTGGCTTGTGGCAACCATTAAGTCCACCTACAACTCAAAAAAATATAGATGATATTATGGATTGGTTTGATTTCTTAGAATCAACAGGTGCAGAAGCCTATGAAGTACCTTATATAACTTTAACTGATGAACTACGAAGAAACTTATTAACTAAACCAGCTCGTTTATTTAAGAAAGAAGGTGGACTAGTAGGACAGATGGATAGGTTAGGCTTTGCTGAAGGAACTAGTTCAGCAGAAGAAGATAATGTTTTAGATAAGTTTCTTGCTACCATAAAACGATCACTGGATAAAGGTAAAGAGTTCACACAAACTACTAAAGATATACTATCAAGTACAGATTTTAGATTATATTCAGATGCTGTTATAAAAAGAAAAAAAGAAACTATTACAGAAGATTGGTTTACTAAAGAAGAGCTTGAATCAATACAGGATGACGTAGCATCCCTATTTGGACCAGACAGATATCGAAGTTCTTTTGCCACCCGAAGTAAAAACATAGACCCAAGTGCTAATACAATTAGTATACCTCATAAGTGGCTGTATCAGAGCGAAGGAACTCTTCCTGTGTATCAAGTTCTTGGAACAAGCATTATAAAAATAGCACACAAAAAACCTTATAACTCTGCAAATATAGAAGTTTATGATGAATATGATTTTAATTATAGGCAGGGTGGCAGGGATAATTTTTTAAAACAAGGGATAAATTTATTAAAAAGTATGTTTACTGGAGATTACAGAGCTGTAGAACGAAGAGCAATGAGACTAGCTGAAAAATATGGTGCTTATGTATTACCTGATGAGGAGACTGCAAAGAAAGAAAATCGAAAAGCTAACTATGTTCCTATAAAAATAAATATTCCTGTGTCGGACATTATGGACGAAGACACTTGGAAGTCTTATCAATCTAAAATTACATACAATGATTAAAGACCAAGATAGAGAAGACTTTGACAAAGGTGGTGAATGATCTATCAAACCTTCTTAGACCATCTTAAACTCAGGGAAGGCTATAGGGAAGAGGTCTATTTAGATACACTAGGCAATCCTACCTGTGGTGTTGGACACGTACTAAGCTCTGCAGAGAATGATCAGTATGCTGTAGGTGAGGTCATTGAAGCAGACATACTAGATACTTGGCTATCAAAGGATGCTGAAAAAGCATGGTACTCAGCAGCCCAACAACTCCATGACTTAGGTATAAATAATCTGGATTTCTTATTGGCTTTAGGCTCAGTGAATTTTCAACTTGGTACAAATTGGCAGCATAAGTTTCCTTCAGCTTATAAAGCTTTGAAAGCTAGGGATTATGAGGAAGCCATCAACCAAATTTCTACAGGTTCTGGTACAAATGGACAATCTAAATGGAAGGAACAGACACCAGTAAGGGTGGAAGATTTTGTTAAGGCTATCGAGACCTTGACAAATTAGTAAGAGGTACTATAATGGTACTATATACAGAGAAACAACTTGAAGATGCGTACCGAAAGTATTGTTATTATCAGATAAAAAAAGATTTTTCTTTTATGCAGTTGGAAGACTTTAGAATAATGTTTGAAGATATGATGTTAGTAATATACACAGAAGAAGAAGAGTAAACAATGTCTTTTCCTTTTGAAATAATAACCATGTTAGGCTCAACTCTGATATCAGGGTTTATGAGCATGTGGTCGCAGTCATTAAAGGCTAGACAACTACAGCAACAGTTGTTATTGGCAAGAGCAGATATTCAACACAAAGCTTTTAAAGCTGCGAGAGAATATGAGAACACAGGCTTTCAATGGACTAGAAGAATTATAGCTTTAACTGCTATTTTTGCTATTGTATTATTACCTAAAGTTGTAGTAATATTCTATCCAGACATTGAAGTTACTGTAGGTTACCTTCAATTCAAACCCGGATTTTTATTTGTGGCTGAGAAAGAAGTATTGAAATGGATTTCTTTTACAGGCTTGGTGATAACACCACTGGATACTAATTTAGTAGCAGCTATAGTGGGTATGTATTTTGGAGGCAGTTTAGTTAGAAGATAGGAAAAACTATGGATAATTTAATAGGATTGATAATCATTTTGGCTTTAGTAGGATTTATAATCTATACTAAAAAGCCAGAGTGGTTTAACAAGATTTTAGGCTTTTTTAAGAAGTCTAAATAGAGCCTGTTTAAGGCTCAAAAACTGCTAGGCATACACAGGTACGTCTAGCTTTATAAAGTTCTCTTAGAACGGCTCTATGAGCGTCTAAGAGGTATTAATAACTCGCTTATAATTAAGGAGAAAAGAAATGGTTATAAAACATAACTTGGTGGATTTTTATTCACCCTCATTTGCATCTATGTTCGTTGGATTTGATAGGTTGTTCGACAGCTTATCAAGGGCTACTGAAGTATCAGTACCTACCTATCCACCTACCAATGTGAGTAGAGATGGAGAGAACTACACTATCGAAATGGCTCTAGCAGGGCTTGACGATAACGACATAGACGTTGAAGTACAAGAAAATACTTTAACAATAGTGCACGAATCGTCTGAAAAAAAGGAGGAAGGCAAACTCTATCAAGGAATTGCCCAACGCTCTTTCAGACGGCAATTTAAATTGGCTGACGATATAGAAGTTGTTGGTGCGAGCTTGAAGAATGGTCTTCTATGTATTAACTTAACTAGGTTCATTCCAGAAGAGAAGAAGCCTAAAAAAATTAAGATTGAATCGTAGATGAAATCAGTTCAGACATGGCTGGTAAATGGTATAACGGAAGAACGGAAATTAAAGAAAAGAAAAAAGGAGAGAGAGATCGAATTAGTCGTGCTCGTAGGCACAGGATTATTATGCGTGTCCTCTTTATTTATCTCATTATTGACATACTCGTAGATTTTAAATTAATTTAGTGGAATCACAATGGAGAAGTGTAGGATAACTACGTCTAAAAATTGCGAACCTTGTTATCAGGGAAAGTTTTGGGAGCACACCACACAAACTTTCAAAACTTGGAAAGAGTTACAACAAGTTAAAGAGTAACTACTGTATTCGAGCATTAAGATTTGCTTCAATAAGATTGTGTATCTTATCAAATTCTACTTGAGCTAATTTTATTGTAGTCTTTAAAGTATTAAAAATAACAGGATTAAATTTTT